CCTTGTGGGCCTTGATCACCTTGGTCTCCACGATCTCCTTTGTCGCCTTGTGCGCCTTGTGGCCCAACATTACCTTGAATTCCTTGTGGTCCAGTTGCTCCTTGAGCACCAACATTACCCTGAATTCCTTGTATGCCCTGCGGTCCAGTATTACCCTGTGGTCCTGTTGGTCCAGGTGTTAGACTAATATGTGTTATTTGATTATCAACATAATTCTTTAAATTAAGATTAGCAGTAATGATTGCGGCATTAGCAGCCGAAACATTTGAGTTAATGCTAGTAATGCTAGTTATGATTCCGCTTAATGCCCCGGCGTCAGCGGCTAAGTTGGCCGCAATTTCGCCTAAGGTATCTAATGTACCAGGAGCACTATTGATTAAATTATTAATTGCTATAGAGATTGCAGAATCTGTATAAGCCTTAAGTGCTGTATTTGAAGTAATAATAGCCGCATTGGCCGCAGTTATATTTGCTCTTAACGCTGAAGTAAGTGTGTTGACAAAACTTACAACATTAATATTGGCTGTAACTATAGCAGAGTTAGCCGCAATTACATTAGCATTAATACTGTTAATTTGTGTTTGTTGTGTACCAGCATTGGCTGTTAATGATGTAATACTAGCATTGACCGCAGTAAGATCAGTGCCGCCACCCTCACCAGCTGTAACAATCCAGCCACCAGGAGTAACACCGTCTTGAATACGTATTGTTTGTAACCCTGTATCTACTAATAATTCGCCCAATGGTCCTACGTAGGTACTTGCTGCGGCTGTGTTGCCGCGCTTCATTCTTATTTGTGATATATTGATGTTTGCCATACTTAGATTGAGCCACCATCTAATGAATAAGTATCGCTTCCTGGTAATGTTACAGTGGTTTCAAAATATGCAGGTAATACTTCCAAATCTAACGGCACACCGTAATTGTCATCAATATATACAGGACTAGTTACATCAGTATCAATAACTGTTGTACTAAATGCCAGTTTATAAAAACGTTGTTCTAAACTATTAATGGTATTAGCATCAAATGTAAACGTGCCTAGGCCTTTGGTAATATCAACAAAAGTCACTGCATAACTTCTAATAGTTACACGGTTAGTTGGATCTTGTATACTAGCAGTTACAGTACTACCAGTTAAGTTAACTGATTTTTGATCTTGATTTCGAATAATAACTTGGATAGGGTTGTCTACACCTTGGTAAACTTTGATTGGGCGGCTGTACATAATTCTGTTCCGATTCGTAAAAATAGTAGGATCAAAAACTTGAACTTCCGCGGTGTTTGGGTAGAGATAGGCTTTTACGGTAATCATTTTAATCCTTTATTCTATATTTATACGATATTCTTTTTGGACCACCTTACATAATGGCTAATATTCATCTCCTTCTTATCAAATAGTCGACATACATTCTTAGGTAGTGGCTTTCCTTTAATACCTTTATTCCAGGGAATTTGCCCTGCATTTGCTTTGCTCATATTGCTTAGCCAAGTATCTGTAAACGGTTTTCGTTTTTTACCTGTTTTGCCAGCTGATATTGATGGTGCCAATATTCCTTTATTCCACGGTACAAAGTTGTCAGATTTTTGACCCATTTTTGCTACAGATTCTGACGTTTCTTTAGTTAAGCCTTTGTTCCACGCAACACATCCTTTCATATTCTTACTATGTATTTGTGCGTGTTGTATCCTTACATGTTCATACACTCTGGCCGTAATCTTTGTTTCATACCTGTTGTGATACTTGTTTTGACCTTGCATTCTGTGGAGTGCGTAAATCATCTTTTCTTTATTATTTCCGTCTGTGAATTTAGTTAGCAACCAATGGCATATAAAATGCTCTCTAGCAGTAAGATTTACTAAATTAGATTTAGTATTACCACCACCTAAACTACGTGGAATAATATGATGACGTTCTGTATAACCGGTAATAGATCTTTCTTGTGCTCGGGTAATTATATTATAATACCACCGAGTGTATTTGTTTGTTAAATACATTAGCTGGCACTCCTTTCAGTGTTAGAGTAGTTGGATATTCCCGTATCGCGAACTACACTAATATTTAGCATTTATTTTGTTGAATATACAACCAAAATAAATAACAAAGAAGCATAACAGTATATTATCGGACAACGTGGAAGAACACTATAAGCAACTACTCGCTCAGTACCCGTACTTAAGTCATGTAACTTACGGAGGCAACGACTATATCGGAATCATACAAAATTCCGACGAAATTATCACTACAATTTACGATTTTGGCCTGTTGAAAGACGACGAGCTTAAGAAAGTATTCTTAAGCCTAGGGGAAACTTGGTGGTGGGAAAGTAATAGACTAATCCCAATCAATGTATTTCTTAAAATGGACTGGGCTGTGTTTAGAGTATGCCTACGTACAATGAACAGCAAAGACGTAGAGATCATAATGGGCCCTTATGTGAGCCTAAAAGAGATGGCCAGCAAAAGAAGCAAGCGTAAGAGTATCACTCTTGTACGCAAGGTTGTCTAATTATTAGACAACAAGTTCATATTTACTACTACTAAGTGTGCATAAGCTAGACTATGAGACTTTTTAAAGAAGTACCCATCATCTGCAGGCTTAGTCCACACATCATCGGCGACATCCCGCCAAGGTTTACCAATCAAATGTCTCTTTGCTGGACGTATAACTGCTAGTAACATAGCCATGCGTGGTATGCTATTACATGCTTCGGGCATCTTAATTAACGTGTCGTAGTGATTTCCAATATGTATTAACTTATTACAAAACTCTGGATTATATAATCTATCCCATTCTGGTTCTTGAGCAACAAGTTCTTGTAAATGTTGTTCACTCTTTATCTGCGTATATAATGATACGTTCAAAAAGTCCAACTTCATATAACCACGTTCTTCTGCCGCTTGGTAATCTAGGCTAGCACGACCAGTAAATGGATCAGTCGGGATATCAGTTACATACACCCCTGTGTTATGCGCTACCCAAGTGCCATCTCTATTGATACTAGCAGGAGTATGCTCGAGCAACTGTAGTGCTTGAGTACGATCTGCAAAATCAATGTCGACGTCCGACTTAAACTTCATAGTCCTGCCTTAACTAGTATATCTTTTACCCAAAGAGAATCGGCTAGATAATCCTGGAATTTTTTATTCCAGAACGTGGGATCAATCCAAGGAATAATCATAGCCACATGTTCTTCTGTTAATTCTGCTAGAAAATTGACACCGGAATCACAGTTAAACACAATCCAAGGACTAATACGGCCAGTGCTAATGTGATGGCACACTCTATTGCCATTTCCATACCTGAAATAATCGCTAAAACCATTTTTGAGTTCTGGGTGGGTGTCTGCATAGTCTTGCATTTCCTTTAAGGCTCGTTCAAGGGCGTCTTGTACTGCTTCACGTTTTAAGTACTCATGTAAGTATACTACATAAAACTCATCTTTGCACCAATGATCTATCTTTTTGTTGTTCTTAAGTAACCATTCTAGGAAAGCTGTAGGGTTTATACCACGAATTCCTACCATATGGCGCCCCCATTTTACAAATGCATTGTAATATGGGCTCTTGGCAAAGTCCTCGTACGATTTTAGCTTGGCACTACCCTGCGTAATTTCATAGAAACGTAGATATGCCTTAAGCCCGAGTTGGACTGCAACTTCCTTTTCCTGTTGCCAACGGCGTTTTTGTTCACAGAGATGTACTGCAAGACTTGATTCTTTGCGGAACGTTTTGTCACAATAACGACATTTATAAGTCTGATTTGATTCGTTTGTCATCCCAACCGAGTTCTCTAGCCATGCGTTTAAGATCGTCTTTATCATTTAGCTCTACTAATAGTTTAATATCATCATCTTTCAAGTGAGGATATATTTCATTTAAAAACTTAACTGCTTTGTTGTCTCCTGCACCTTTTTTCTTGGGCGCAATCCATTGATGGTATTGATTTCCCATACCCGGACTTACTGTTGTAGCCATTAACCACTGTAGTTTTTTGTGCTGAGTAGTATTAATATCAAAGAAGTTCTTATTCAAATTTTCATTGCAACTCATTAAGTAGTAGGCCTGCAAGTCTACACTACCTGCTACAGTTGAACCATATCGAATCATTAAAAAAGGACTAAACTTTTTCTTTTCTTCGTCATTGAGGCTGTCGTAGAAGTTTCTGTTCTTACGATCAAACTGTGCCATTTCGTTTTTAATGCTTAGTTTATCATCGCTCATATTTTAACTTATAGTAAATTTCAGCTTGTTCAAGTATGTCTTGTAATGCAGGATCTTGCCTAGCTTCTCGTCTTATCCAGCCCCAGAGTTCATTTTCTTCCATATGTTGATACAATGGCCTACCATCCCAAGTGCGTTTATCCCCATAACGACATTGTTGCCCACAAGGAATTTCCTTACACTGGGTGCCACATTGGAGGGAGTGTTGGGTCATCGTCATCTTTGCTTAGTTCGTATAGTATTTTAACACGTTCTAATGCTTCTTGTAAAGCAGGATTTGTCCTGGCAGTATGCTCAATTTTATCCCACTCGTATTGTTTTTGTAAATCATAATCCCAACCTACAACAATTCTAGTACTAGGGTCCGAGCCTGCTTCTCTAGCATAGGTTACACCATCTGCCTTTTCGTATATGTAAGTGGCACCGGGTTTGAGTCTTCCCATATTACCATACCTTACCGTAATCCACTACCTCGCTTTGTCTGCTAATGTCTTTGATAAAATAAGCACACAAAGGTTGCTCGCCTTCAGTTAATGGTATAGCTAATAACTGTCCCGGTTTAAGTTTGGGAAAATACCATTTAACGTCTTGATAAATGTCTACAATTTCTACAGGATGGAATTCAGGTTTAAAACTGGTTAAGGGATTAAAACAAAATACACTAAATCCACGATCGTTAATGCTAGTTAGTGGTACAACTTCTAGATCACCAAAATCGCTTTCACCAATTAGTAACTGCCAATCCACTGGCATACGAATAATATTCTCGCCAATCTTTAGTACCAATGCCGGACTATTAAAACTTTCTAAAAATATAAGCGGGATATAAAAGTAATCGGGGTCTTTTGGATCACTGTTATCTAATACACAAAATCTTACTTCATCTATCTCCTCTGGAATTGCAT